CCGCGCGGCCGCGCCGCAGCGTCGTCTTGCTGGCCGGGCCGTATCCGCTCTTGTTCTTCTGGACCCTGTCGGCGACCAGCAGGACCAGATCCTTGCCCTTCACCTTGATGGCCCGCAGCTTTCCGAACTTCCGTTCGGCCGCGACCAACGCGTAATTGCGGGCGCGCCGCAGCCGCCCGGACTGGCCGAAGCCGAGGCCGGATTGCGGGGCATTTTCCGTCGGGATCATCAGGTATTTGCCGGTGCCGGCGCGAACCGTGACGCCCTCGGAAAACGCCGTGATGATGTGAGGGGCGTTCGACCACCACCCGATGGACGGGGCGATAGAGGCCTGCCCGCCCTTGTTCGGCCAGACACGCGAGCGCCAGGCATTGGCCACTTTGCGGCCCAGCGCCGGCTCTGTGTCTGTGCGCAGCTGGCGCTTACCCCAATCCTCGACCGCGTCGGCCGCGGCCATTGCGGCCTGCGCCAGCTCCTCGACCGTGGCGTCGATATCGCCGGCGAGATCCTGGACAATATCGATATCAATGCCGAAATCCGGCTGGCCCAGCATGATCAGGCCGGCGCGTCGACCAGGTCGAGGACCCACTCGCCGTCGACGGCGCGGGGCGCGGCGTCGATCTTGAAGCGTTCGCCATTGGCGCGGGTCAATATGCCGCCCTGCCGCGGCCGGACGCCGGCAGCGGCCAAAGCCGGATCGGCCGTCTGGATCCGGCCGAAACGCTCTTTCGTGAGGATGCTGCCATACTCGCCCGCATTGGCGGTGCCGTCCTGTTCATCCCGGATGACCCGCACGCCTTCGATGCCCGCGCCGCCGGGCGGCGTATAGGTCATGTCTGTGCCGAACTGCGCATAGAGCGCCGGCAGCGCCGACGCAGCAAACAGGGCATCGAAGGCGGACAGGTCGGTCATGGATCAGACGCGCTCGAGCTCGCCGGCGGCGACACGGGCCGCGGCGCGGGCATTGGCGAGGCGGATTTCCGCGCCCGTTTCGACCACGCGATAGCGGCCGACACCGGAGGCGACCGTTTTCGGGCCCGGCGCATCAGCCGCTGCGTCGGACGGCGCGGCGGCGGTGTCGTCACCCTCACCGGCCGGTGTCTCTGCCGTGGTTTCGGCTTGGGCTTCAGCCTGGCCATCGGCCTGGGCATCTGCACCAGCGTCGGCATCGGACTTTTCGCCGGCCGGCGGCGTGGCGGCCTGATCGTCCAGCCCCAGGCCCGGATCCGCGTCGGCCTTCACCGCGGCGGCCGCCTTGGGTTTCTCGGCTTTGGCGGGCGTCTTGCCTGCACTCTTTTTCGTCGTCATGGGGATCTCCCGTCTGGCACCCGTCACAAGGCCATAGGCCCTCGACTGAAGCCCTGGCCGGATGCGCACCCAGGACTTGAGAAGAGAGCCGGCGAACACGCCGCCGGCGCCCTTGTGAGTTGGGGAGGGTCCGGGACTAGCCCGGATCGGCGCCATCTTTGCCCAGCACCAGAAGTTCGGGGCGTTTCACATAAGGAGTGGGATTGGACTCCGTGTACAGCTCGACACCCTTGTTGTGCTTCAGCACTTCGGCCGATGCGAACAGCTGGAAGAAGCCGCCGAAGTCCGCATCCGATTCCAGATCGGGCGGGATGTTGACTTCGGACATCGTGTCAGGCGGCGAGTAGGCCGTGCGGAACGTGTCCATGGTGCCGGTCGGGAAGAAATGTGCATCGCCCGCCGTCACACAATCGACCGCACCCGTTTTGAGCGGCGCCTTGCCCTTGTATTCGATCAGCTCGACCTGGCCGTTGAAGTCGAACTTCCGGCCCCAGTTGCCACCCCGCATGTCGCGTTCGGGCTTGTTCAGGGACAACGCGGCTTGGTGCTGCAGGTAGTATTTTTCCACCTTCGGATGCTGGACAAAGCGGTTGAAGAAGCGCGTGGACACGATGCCAGTAACACCGCTCATCATCTCGCCATTGAGATTTTGTCCGATATGATCTCCGACCGCCTCGCACTGAGCCAGCACGTCAGCGTCTTCATTGGTGAGGTCGAAGTAGACCGTCTCCTGCTCCTTGCCGAAGAAGGCGTGCAGGTCGAGCAGCACCGTGGTGCCGTCGCCGTCCAGGATCTTGCCCTTCAGGGCACCCAGACGCAGCCACTCGATCGTCTGGTAGTGATCGCGGGCCAGCCGCGCGAGCTTTTCAGCCAGCACCTGGTCGACCGACTCGGCGACCTTCTCACGGCCCAGAACCCGCAAACGGTCCTGGACATCAGCCGGCCGGATCACACCGGGCTTCTCGAAATGCGCGGTGGTGAAGGTGCGGGTCTTGCCGCGCTTGCGATCGTCACGGTCCTGCGCGCCGCCGCTGCGCTCGGTGCTGTTGAGCACCACGACGCCCTCTTCATTCTCGCGGATCTCGACCGTGGTCGAACCGATCGGTTCATCCTCGAACAGGCCGGGCCCGCCGATCAGGCCAAACATGTTGGGCACGCGGTTGATCTGGGTGGTCAGCGCCGTGCTGTCATAAAGAAAATCGAACATGAGTTCGGGTCCTTTCGTCACTAAGGAGCCGCGGCCCCGGACAACCGGGACCCGGATCTCACAGATGGTTTGGGAGAGAACGGCCGGCGCGAACGCCGGCCGTCAGGCGGGTCAGGAAACGTCGACCACGTGGATGCCCAGAGCCGCCAGCTGGGCTTCGATCGAGGCCTTCTGGGCGGCGGTGGCGCCGGCCGGATAGACCAGGCGCTGGCGCGCCACTTCGGCCGGCCCCTTGACCAGGGCCGAGACACGGCCATCGGCACCGTCCGCCGCTTCGGCCTTGCGCAGGCAAACGCCCGCCACACGGCCGCCACCGTCGACCGCCGTCAGATCGAGGGCGATCGCCTTGCCGGCCGCCGACGTAACCGAGATGGTGAAGCCATCGCCGATGTCGAACTCGGTCGTGGGCGTGTCGGTGCCGATGGTAAAGGCAATGGCGCCATTATCATAAGCCACACCCTCGACGGCATCGGCCAGGCGATAGCCATCCGGGTCGAAAACGGCGAAGACCGCCGCGCCATTCGACTCGGTGATGCATTCGGCCGAATAATCGCCCACGATGGCATTGGCCTTCAGCGCGACACCCGACAGGGCGCCCGCGCCGACATTTCCGGCATTGGCCTCGCCGGCAATCGCCAGAGATGCCGTGAGGCCGAGAATGGTGCCGATGGCGATGGACCGCACGGCGCCGGAGCCCGCCAGGAGCGGGAGCGTCTTGCGGCAATAAGTCGGGTCGAGTTCATATTTGAGGACGTCCGAGATCGACCGCGGTTCATCGTACGTCTGACCTGCAAGCAGAGACATGGTGTCAGTCCTTTCCGGCTAACGGGTTGTAGAGGTGCGCTGGCCGATCAGCGCTTGGTGCGGGCCAGGACACGGTCCATGGCACGGCCCAGGCCGGCATTGCGTTCCGCATCCGGCTTGGGATCGTCGGCCTTGCGGCCCGGCTTCACACCGCCGCCGCGGCCGCGCATGGCGTCCTTGAGCGGCGAGCCCTCGCGCGTGGCGGACTTGAGGGTGCGCAGGGCCGCGGCGTAGCGCATCTCGCCGGCGGCCACGTCGGCCGCGAGCGTGCAGCCCAGGCCGGACTTGCCATCGCGCGCGGCGATGCGGCCGATCTTGCGGCCAGCGGCGGCCAGGGATTTGGGCTCGTCCTCATCCTCGGCTTCCGGATCTTCGGGGTCGGTTTCCGCTTCCGCATCGTCCTCGTCGTTTTCGGCGTCCGGATCCGTATCCTCCTCTTCGGACACTTCATCCTGGCCCTCGCCCTTCGGCGCGGCGGCCGAACCGTCGGCACGCGGCGGCTTGACGGAGACACCCAGGGACTGCAGGCGGGCAATCGCCTTTGCGTCCCCTTTCGCGGCTTTGGCACGCAAGGCCGCGATCTCGGCTTCGATACTCATCGACAGCTCCTCTTTGCTGGTCGCGGCCGCGGGATCCGTTTGCGAAGCAGCGCGGCCGGAAGCCGCCTCGCTGGAAGGTGTCAGCCCGGCCAGGGCGCGGGCGGCCTCGAAGGCCTCGTCTTCATTGAGGACAGCATCGAGCAGGCCGGCGGCGACCGGATCGAGATCGCCTTCCGCGCCCGCCGTGAAGGTGCGGGCCTGCCAGCCCTTCACGGTCTCGAGCGCAATCCCGCGGCCGGTGGCGACGGCTTCGAAGAAAAAGCCGGCATGCGCATCGATCTGCGCCTGGAACATGCCGCGCTCGGATTCGGTGACTTCGCGGAAGGGCGAGCCCATGTCCTTGTACTCGCCGGACTTGAACTCTTCGCGCTTGACCTTGTCTTCGGCCATCATGCCGGACCAGTCGAACCAGCCCATGCGAACGCCGACCGAGCCGAGACCCGCGCCGCGCGGCGCGTAACAGGCATCGCAACTGGCTGCGATCTGCTGGGCAGCGGAATAGGCCATGTGACAGAAGGCCACGAGCGGCTTGCCGCCGGAGGCCTGCCGGTTGGCCTGCATCATCTCGGACAATTCGTCCGTGCCGTAGGAAAGGCCGCCCGGGCTGTCGATCAGCAGCATGACGGCGGCCACCCGCTCGTCATCGTTTGCGGCCCGGATCGCCTCGGCAATGTCGGCATAGCCGGAATTGAAGCAATCGTCCCAGAAGTCCCAATAGCCATTGCGGGCCAGAACGCCCTGCACCTGGATCACCGCGCAGTCGCGGGCCAGGTAATAGCCGTGCGGCGTCCATTCAGCCTCTTCGTGGAAACTCAGCATGGACTCGACGCCGCCCGGTTCCCGGCCGCGAAGGACGCGTTGTGCGATATCGCCGGCGCGATCGAGCAGGCCGGGCCGGGCATCCTCGCGATAACGCCAGTCGGCAACCCGGCCCAGGCGGCCCAGATGGTTTTCATAGCCGGCATGAAGCGCCAGCAGCACGGCGCCCTGCGAGGCATTCATGGACAGACGGCGGCGGAGTGAGCGGGGCATGGCGGATCCTATTCGCTACCGCCGCGCACGGCGGCGATCTGGTCGAATGAACCGGGCGCGACATTGGCGCGATCAAAGCGCCGCTGGTCGCGCGCCCGTTCTGCGATGACTTCGTCGAGCGGCTTGCCGCGCTCTTCGGCGATGTCGGAGAATGAGGCCTGGAAGTTCTCGACCTGCATGCGGTCGCCCTGGGCTTCCTTGACCGGGTCGACATATTCGCGCCGCGGCCCGATCCAGGTGCCTTTCACATAGACGTCCGGCCGCTCCATGAAGTCCGGCGCACCCGGCGGCAGGGCCAGCCGTCCGTCGTAGAACGCCTCCTGCAGGATGCAGAGCAGAGCGGGCTGGGCGAAATTGAGCACGTCGACGATCCGCTCGCGCTTGGCCATGCGGAAGGCGTCATTGATGGCGGTGCGTGCCGAGGAGAAATTCTCTTTCGAGAAGTCCCGCAGCATCATGTTTGCGGGCACGCCCGCGCCCGCACCGGCCTGGACCGCGAGCGCGCCGAAGAAATCGGCATAGGCGTTGGCCGCCCGCACCTTGTCATTGATGTCGAAGTTATCGCCCGGGAAGGTGCGCAACACCTTGTTGGCGTTGATGTCCGAGCCGGACGCCTCGTAAAAGGCCGCCCGGGCCTCGAGCAATTTGTCGGCATCGTTTCCGAACAGTTCGACCAGGTATTCCGGATCGAGGTGCGAGGAGATGCTGGCGAAGATCGTCGCGTTGATCAGGCGGGAGCGGGCTTCGGTATCGGTGGCCTCCTGGAAGGCACCGAAGCGGCGCAGCGAGGACGCCAGATCCGAGACGCCCCGGGTCTGCCCGATCTCCCGGCGTCGCAGGCTGCGAAAATAGCGCGGCCGGCCGGGCGTCTCGTATCGATCGATCCAGTCGCCCTGCATCGACTTGATCGCCGATTTGCCGATATCGACAGGATGGGCGCGCAGGATGTGCAGGGCGATATCGCGGCCGCGCTCATCGGTGGCTACACCGGCGCGGACATCTTCAGCGTCCAGCGTATAGGACGTGCCATCCTTGAGCGCGATCTGGATGGCGCCGCCCCACCCGTCTGCCCGCCCCATGGGATTGGCGAGGCGCGCGGGATGTACCAGTTGAATGGCCGTGTGGAAGGGGAAGCCATCCCCGCGATCCTCGATCCAGTTGAACAGGCCGATGCTCTCGCCGTCGACGATGCGGTGACGCACCGCCAGATCCAGCTGCAGGTCGAAGGGCAGCGCTTCTTCGTAATCCAGCCGGAACAGCGGATCTCCGGTCGCGCGGCGCCAGGCATCCTCGATACTGTCGGTCAGGCGCAGATAACGATCATCGTCCGGCGTGAGACCAAAGGCCTCCGGCGGCGGGGCCGACGAGAACTTCCAGCCGGTGCCGACGATCAGCGACACTTTCTGTTCGACGGCGCTGTCGGCCAGCGGTTCATTGCGAACGACATCACGGACCCGGGGAAGCACCCGCAGGCGCTCGTTCAGCCAGTTTCCGTCGGCCGACCGGCGCGAGGCATTGCGGCCTGCGAATACCCGGTCGAACGGATCGGCGGCACGATAAGCCGTGCGCCCGGCCCGGCTGGCGCCCGTGACATCCAGCGTGCCGGCGGCGGACTGGACGGCAGCGGGGCCACCGGCGGACATGACGGCGCTGTGCCGCGCCGCGGCGAGGCGGCGGGAGTCGGGTGACAGTCGCACGGGCGGCTCCTGGTTTAGAGATAGATCGGGCGGCCGGGGGCGGCCTCGCCAGTGAGGCGGGCACGTTCGGTGCGCAGTTCAAACAGGCGCCGGCGCAGCGGCGCTTCAGGATCGCTCCCGCCGGCAAACTGGATCTCGCGATCGCCGTGACGCATGCGTGAGGGCTTGCCGCCGAGTGCGAGCTCATCAAGCGCCTCGCGAAATTTGGCGATGTCGGCATCGATCTCTTCGAGCGTGCGCGGCATGGTCGGCTCCTGTCGGGTGACGGTTCGGCCGCCCGGGCACAACGCACCCGGGCGGCCATGTTTGAAGCGGGTATGAGGTGAAGGCGCCGGCCGCCTTTCGGGCAAACGGCCGGCGCCGGATCCACGGCCGGGCGGCACCGTGGAAAGTCCGGGACCAGGCGAGAACCCCCAACGCCTGGTCCCACCGAACGCCGTTCGGCGCCGGTTTTCAGTCTCGATTCTGATGTGCCATCCGCAGGAGGGCGGAGGGCAGACCCGAACCTTCTTCCGGTGTCGGAACCGGATCGCTCTGATCGTCGATCCGGCGAACCTGCCTGTCGAACAAATCGGCCTGGTCCGGTTCGAGGATGGCGCGGACCCGCGCATCCGCCTCTTCCCAGTCTTCCTCGGTCCAGGAGCCGCGCGATCCGGCACGGGCGCCCAGATGATGAAGGCCGGCGAAGTTGTAGACATCGCAGTCGAAGAGGTGATTTTCCTCGGACGCCTTCTTTTTCCAGATCTTGCGGGTCAGGTTGGTCGACTTGACCCGCTCGTCATGGACGTATTCCGACGTCAATTGCCGGAAGAACGGTTCGTCGGCATTGATCGGCCACCAGCAATAACCGCGCGGCACGCCATCCTCATCGAAGTCGGATGACGCGGCCGTTTTCCCGTAGCGCGAAACCAGAATGGACTTCACCGGGTAGGTGCCGACGTGCCACACCCGCAGGCCCAGCTTTCGCTTCTTGCCGGACTTCGACACATCGCTCTGATGCGTGTGCGTGATGATGTCCCGGTTCCAACCCGCATCGCCGTTCACGGCCAGCGCCTTTGGCCGGCGGCGCACCCAGGCCTTCACCGCATCGGTATTGTAGTTTGAGTCTACGACCTCCAGGTCGTAGGGGATCCGCTTGCCGCCCGGCAGAGGGGCGCCGCGTTCGACGATCTTGTCGAACGCCTTCCAGGCGCCCTCGCCCATCACAGCGGTTTCACCGGGCAGCAGGTCCCATTCCAGATACCAGGCTTCCTCGTTGGCGTTGTAACCCTTGCCCAGATACCAGATGCCATAGCCCTGCACGTCGGCCGACAGGACGAAGACGGAGGGCCCGTAGGCGCCCTCGCCGCGCTGGAAGTCTTCGCAACGCCGTGCCGACAGGGCCTCCCAGCCCGGCGTCTTCGTCTTGATCTCATATGGCCGGCCCAGCACCGTGTTGACGAACACCATTTCGGTGTGCTGATCGCCTGCCGCGTCGGCTTCCTTCTGGGCGATCGTTTCCCAGCGGCGGAACCGGCTGATTTCGCCCGTAATGTGAAAGCCGACCACACGGTGCAGGCCATCTCCGGCCCACTCCAGGGCTTCCTCCCGGCTGATCGTTTTGGCCGGCGATTTGCCATTGACCGGCCGGGTGGGCACCCACAGACCCAACGCCAGCATCTTCCGCTTGTGACTGTCATCATGCGGCATGCCGCAGGCCGGACAGACAAAGAACGGGCGAAATGGCGCCACGTCGCCCTTTTGAACATCCTCCCAGACGAAGTCGGTCAGCATCCCGCACTGCAGACAGCCGAGATAGAACCGCTCCATGCTCGAGCGGGCATAACCCTTCATCGAACGCGAGCCGCCCAGCAGGATCGGTGTCGAGATCTTCAGCGCTTTGGACAAGGCCAGCGCTTCGTATGTCGTCAGCCGCATATCCGCCTGGGTTGCCGGATCGCCTTCCCCATTGTTGGCAACCCATGAGTCAAGATCATCCTCGACGAGGAAGCGAATAGTGTGGCTGCGAAGCGTTTTCGGGCTCTCCGCACCCGCCAGCAACAGGGTACCGCCAAGGGTGGAGCGTATCTTGTCGGCCTTCGACCCGCCTGTGGCCTTGTTGATCCGGGGCACGATGACGCCCGGTTCTTCCCCTTCGTCCGGGTAGGGCGTCAGTGCCGGTGTCGCCTCGATCAGCGGCCAGAACTTGCTGTCCGCCCATTCCTTGGCCTGGCTGACGGTCGGATGCACCGCCATGCAGGGCGCATTCATGCTCGCCAGGATCGAAGCGAGCCAGAGATCACCGACCACCGTGCCGCCCGACTGGGCGCATTTCGGGATCCAGATTTCCTCGCACGGATGGTCCGGCGACAGCACTTCCAGGATCCGCTTCAGATAGGGCGCCGTCGAATGCTTGAACTTGCCCGGCGCCGGGGATCCTTCCGGGAATCGTGCCTGCTCTGCCCACACAGCCGGGTTCAGTGGCGGAGGCGGCGCAAGCGCGGCCAGGTAAGCCTCCTGCAGGCGCAAGGCATTGAGGCGGAAGTACCGGTCGGCGTCCTCTCCGAACTCTTCCCATCCATTGTAGCCGTCAGGCATGGGCGGGCTCGCCTTCAAGTGCCAGCTGCGAACGTGCTTCCTCGATCGAGCGGCGGGTATCGGCGTCTAGCTCGGTCAGGATCTGTGTCAAGTGATGCTGGATCGCGGCGCGGGCTTTTGCCGGATCGTCCGGGTTCGCTTCCTCTGCCGCCTCCATCGGCAATCGCAGGATGGCCTCCACCGTGCGACTGGCCAGGCGGCGTTGTTGCTCCATGGCCAGATCGAGCGGGATCAGGCGGCCGATGCGCTCCTCGTAATCAAGGCGCACCGACTTGGCCTTGATCTCCTCCTGGATCGCCTTCGACTGGGCAGCACGCTGGCGGACGCTGTCCTGGACGCTCGCGGCCTTGTCATCAGCACTGTCGTCCCGTTCCTCGCCGACCGGATCGCCTTCAGCAACGGGCTCCGGCGCAACCGGACTGACGGGCCCGGCCCCGATCGCCGCGCCTTCATCGGCCAGGCCTTTGAGCGGGTTCTGCTCGCCGGCTCTCAGCTGGTCACTGGCCGCGGCGTCGACCATCTGCCGGCCGGTGACCGGACATTCGGCGAAGACGATCAGTCCATCCCGGGTGTTCCACTTCGCAGCACACTGCCGGGTAACACCTCTCGCCTTGCCGTACGCGGCCACAGATCGAAAGTACGCCGGTGCCCCATCGGGCAGTTTGCGATCGAGCAGCGGAACATCGGTCATCGGTGATCGGGCCACCGGCAGAGCGGGCTAGCCTCCTGAAATGTCAACGAGTTGAGCCCGAAACGTCAACAATGTTGACAGCCTGTGTATCTAGCGAAGCCCCGCGCTCAGATGCCCCGTATACGGGGAAGCGCTGGGAAGGACCCGCTAAGGCGTTGATTTGTTGGGTTTCGGGCATGAAAAAGCCCCGCGAGGCGGTGGCCGGCGGGGCTTGGCGAGGCGCAATGACCTCATCTAGGACAAATCTAGGCCACAACACCCGGTAGGATGTCAACTAGCGCCCTCCGAAATGTTGACACAATGCCCCCAGCCCCTGGACGAGAAGCATTGCCTTGCAGGCTTTTTCCTCGTTTACACCGCGCAGCAGACGAGCCCCTCCCAGGTCGAAATCCTCCATAGGGTGCCCGCCATCGAGGACGATCCAGTCGGTCAGCCTGCGAATCACCCGGCCCCATTCGGGCACGATGGACGCGTGTTCGAGAGCAGTGCGGGCCCGGCGGAAGCGGTCGGCGGCGTCCATCCGGTTGAGGACGGCCAGCTCGGTACAGCCCGCGCCGCCACCATCGACACGGATGTCGGCCGGATCCCGGCTGGCCCCGCCGACCTTCAGCTGATCGGACAGGGCGGCATAGTCGGCCGCAGCCGCAACCTGCTCACGCTTGAGCAGCCCGCCCTTGCCATTGCCCGGGGCGTACAGCCGCGCCACATAGGCATTCGGCGCCAAGATGCGGACCTGCCCGCGCTCGATCTCGATCCCCCGCACGGCGGCCGTGAAGGTGTCGATATCGGCATAGCGCGTTGACGATCGCAGCGCCTCGCCTGCCCGTCTCAGGGCATCGAGACGCCCCATCGCCGCCTGCCCTTCGGCCGAGGCGAGAAAGGCTTCACGCCGCTTGCGCTCGGCTTCCAGCCGCGCCGAACGCCGTTCGTCCGCCCGGGCCTCGTAATCGGCCACATCCGGCCGCTCATCGGCCTTGCGCTGCGCCTGCACCGTCACCCCCTCCCGCATGGCTGGCGTGGCCTCAAGCTTGCCCATGGGCGACCTCCTTCGGTTTGAGACGTTCGGCCGGCGTTTGCGGGCGAACAGTCGTGTTCCAGCCCAGCGCCTTGATGGCGCCGATAAAGACATGGCCGACCTCTCGGCAATTCATGCCGGTGGACCGGACGGCGAAGCCATGATCCGGATCCGGCACGACGACGAAGCCATCCTCGACGCAGGGCGCCAGATCGGTTTCCGTCCGGCCGCACTCCAGCGCCATGTCGAACAATCGCCCTGCCTCGCCGCCCGGCGGGGTGTAGGGCATGGTGATTTCTGCTGTGAGACGGGCCCAACGGGCCTCGGTCATGACCTGGACACGCGTTCCGGTCCTGTCCGTCAACGGCGTGCCGAGCCCGGCGAGGTGTTGCCGGAAGGCTTCCCACCCGGCCCGATCGGGGCAGACCACGGCCCAGCGCTCCGACCCGTGATGCCGATAGGCGCGCACATCCACCGCCGACAGGGCGGCTGTGGCCTGCGCCTGCCCCAGCCCTTCGACCAGATGCGCCGTCACCGCATCGCGGACCCTGGCCTCGACCAGGGCGGGCATCAGTTCGACCTTCGGGTCGTACCACACGCCGGGCACCCGATCGCCGCGGGTCATCCTGCGCGCGCTGGTACTCATAGAACTCCTATCGATAAAAGAATCGACTCTGTTGTGATCGCAGTGGTCACACCCCCTGTGATCACAGTGGTCACACCCCCCCTGTGATCCACCCGTCACACCCCCCCCTGTGACGCGTCGATCACAGGGGGTCACGTCCGGGCCTTGCACGGCAGGCACATCCGGGGATTGAACCGGGGCCGATGGTCCGGCGTGACCGTCCGCGACGGCATCGCCCGGTGCCGCCATCTCCCGGCTGCCCGGATTGTCCGCCGCGACGGCGTCATCGTCCGCATCCGGACCGTCTCCCGCCTCACCCTCACCGGCCCGCGCCTGGCGCTCCTGCTCTGACGACAGGACAGCCCGGCGGCGCTTGTAGGTGGGCGACTCCAGCCGCTCGCCGTGCGGGCCGAAGGGCGGGTCCAGGATCACGCGATAGCACAGCAGCCCTTTGAGCTTGGCCATAGGGTCGCGGCTTTCATAGACCTCGACCCAGCCAAGCTCCTCGAGCCGGTTCAGCGCGCGGTTCACCGTTTCCCGCGTCAGCCTGGCCTTCTTCGCGATCCGCTTCTGATTGGTGTCGTTCGCCCAGCCATACTTGTTGGTACACGCGCCAAGACCACACAGGACGCGCAATTGCGTCGAGGTCATGCGCTTCTCGGCAACATCATCCAGGGCCGCGAGCGGAATAACGGACAGTCGGCTCACGAAACGGCCTCCTTTGGGCGATAGGCGCGAGAACCCGGCGGGATCGGCCGGTGCGACACGGGCGGCGCACCGGGATCCCCCTCGCCGCGCAGCGCGGTCCGGAAGGCGGTCAACTGGTCAGGGTGCAGGGCGTGGATGTCCGACAGCCGCGCCGGCCGGTCCTCGGGCGTGCCGCTTCGCACCAGCCAACCCCACTCGATCAGACGATGCGCCAGCCCCGCCACAAGGGCCGCCACGGCGCGCGCATCGTGCGTGCGGCCGTGAATGCCCAGATCCAGCGACATGGCGGCCCGTGCGGCCTCAACAGGCCCGCGCGCCAGGCAATGGGCCAGGATGGCCTGCGGCCGGTCCAGCGCCCATTCCCAGGGCGCGAAGGGCACGGCCGGGTCGGTCAAGGCCTCCAGATGCGCCACACGTTCGCGCAGATCGGCCAGCATGTCGGCCTGGGCACGATAGAGCGGACAATCACACATCGCCGCCCTCCCGCTTCAGCAGGGCCGCATCGGTGCGCAATTCGCCGCCTTCCAATCGGCCCCGCCATCCCGGGCAAGCGCCATGCGGCCGGATCACGATCGGCCCATAGACCGTTGGCGCCAGTATGGTGCCATCCCAGCGCAGCTCGCCGGCGGCGGGCTTCACATGCCCGGCTGGCGCCAGCAGCAGCTCGTGCGCCTTGCCGCATCGCGGGCAGGCCAGCTCAAGGCGCCGGGCATACAGCCGCCCGCGCGTCACATTCCATCGCCCGTCCAGATACTGATACTCGCCCGGCGCACTCACATCCTGATCGTCACAGATCAGACGGCCGGGAATGGTGGCGCGGATCATGGCTTGTTCCGCCTGTCGTTTAGAGAGACGACGGCCACGTCAGGTCTGCAAACCGGAGGCTCGGCCTTTACCTCTTCTGCTGCGGGGAGTGGCCACGGCATCGCCCTCACAGACTGGTCTTGTGATCCGTGCGACCAGAGCCGCGGTTTCCCCACATCCTTGTGGGGATGCACGGTCGAAACGACGCGGTCGATTACGGCGCCACGTGACATGTCGAGCTTTAGAAGCGGCCCTAGAATGATCTGGCGCTTGAGCCCTTCGCAGAAAGACCGGATCAGAGCAGGCGACGCCGTTTCGAGCGCAATGGCCAAACTCTCCAATGCGTCGGCCGGAAGGCCGTACGGCATAAGATAGCGCTGAATGATACGCCTTCGCTCCGCCAGCCCGGGCAGTTCGAGCGTGATATGGATGTCAAACCTCCTCCACATCGCCTGGTCCACATGATCCGCGAAATTCGTTGCTGCGATCAGGAAGCCGCTATGTTGCTCTACGCGCTGCAAAAACGTGTCGACGATCATGTTGCGTTCGTCGTCAGCACCCTGCTCACTGCGCCGGCGGTGACGCGCATATGCGTCGAACTCATCCAGAAACAAGAGTATGGGCGGGTCAGCCGCGGCCGCTGCATCGAACAATGCCCCGATCTGCTCTGACGATTGACCGACCCATTTCGAGATCAGTTTATCCGGCCGCACTGCAAGCATGGGCAGCCCCAAACGGGCTGCAAGATGATGCGCAAGCGTTGTCTTACCAACCCCGGGGACACCATCGAACATCGCACGCCGTCGAGGCTGCAACCCGACCTTAACCAGATCGTCTGCAGCCCAGATCTCCGTCAGCCATTCCGTGAGGGAATCGCGAACCGCTCGCCCCAGAATGGGCTCTGCAGCCTCCTTCGGGTCGAACAAGTCACCGTACGAGGCGATGTCTCTTGGCGCAGTTCTGCGAGCCATCAATCGTCTGGCCCCATACCGTCGCCGCCAGACTCCTTGCGCCAGCCGACATCCCACAAGGCACGCCGAGGGTCATCCCAGGGAAAGGGATTTGAAATAATCGGCTGGTCGTTTCTGAAGGCCTCGCGGCCAAGTTCCTCTGCACCAGCATCATCACAGTCCGGCACATCCACCTTCGGTTTCGGGGTGGCAGAGCCTGTGTTTCCCGCCGCCGATGGAGCACTCGCAGGTCGATCAACAACATCTTCGGCCTGCGGATTTCCCGCTTCGTCCCGCCAAAGCCGGACCGCAACCCCACCGACTCTCACCACGATCTCGCCAGCCAGGGGCACGAGTTGCTTAAGGGCCTCGACCACACTTTCTCGCGCTGTCAGGTCGACACTCATTGCCCCCACTGCACGGAACAGCGGCAACTCGTCCCGCAGCCCGGCCGCCGTCTCATAGAGATCCATCATCGCACGCTCGTCATCGCGATCTGACGGCGTTTGCTTTCGCGCTTTGATGACCTTCCGGATGTACTTGGGGGTATAACCGTGTGCCTTGGCCTCGGCATAGACCGCACGAATATCATCGGCGCTTTGCGATCGCATTTCTTCAATGCGCTCTATGCGATGGATGTACCCCCGCAGTTCGTCTGCGACGATTGTGTTTGTGCCCCGCTGGGTCTTGGCTTCAGGCATCACTGGCTTCTCCCTTACAGCCCGCTTGGGCCGTCCAAAACGAAATCGAAATCGTCGGGCATGGGCACGCCGCCATTGAGCGCCGTCCCGCGCGCGGCCTGCATGCCAATTCTCGTGGGCTTTGCCCCCACCCCCATCCCGCCGGTGACCGAGCGTTTGCGCTTCAGCGGGCCGCGGCTGTTGGCGATCGCCATCAGAACATCGCCATGGCAGGCGCCGTGGTGATCGCAGAAACAGGCCAGGTCGCGCCCTTTCAGCTCGGCGCGGATCATCTCCACCGTCACCGGCCCGCGCGGCCCCTCCACCACGCCCCGCTCGTACAGGTCTTCGCGAAACAGCGAGACGGCCCGCTGGCGCCCCCATTCATCCACCCGATAGGGATTGCCCCATTTGGTGGCACGGGTGACGGTCACCGCCTCTTTCGGCTTGCGAAACCCCTTCGTGCGTTTCAGCTGGATCCGTTGCGGCTTGCGGCGGGGCTTACGCATGTCGCGCCCTCCCCGGCCGCGGCGCCAGGTTCAGTTCGCCGCGCTCGATCTGAAGGGCCAGCTGATCCAGCTGGGCTTCCACCAGGGCGCGATAGCCGCCCTGCCATTCTGCCGGCGTTTCGCCCGGCTGTGGATCCCGCACAGGCAAGCGCGCGATCAGCGCGCTGGCATATTGCAGCGCCTTGCCGGCGCCCTCGCGGCGCAATCCGTCCCGCTCGCGGGCACCGTCTGAAGCGGGGAGAGGCGCCGTCATGCCGCTGACCCCGCCGGATCGGCCGGCCAGTTGAAGTGCTCGACGCCATCCAGAAGGTGGCCGGCGGCGCGCTTTCCGATGCGGCGCAGGATCTCGGCGTCCTGTTCATCCATTGTGCCGGTGATCATGTGCCGGCCGGTGAGAACCTCTCCATCCTGGCAGACGACACAAGGAGGGCATTGATCGCCTTGTTTCTTGTCCCAGACCGGCGACCATTCCCCCCATTGCTTGAAGAAGTACGGCACGCCAGCGTCGGCGCACTGATCGCGAAGGAACCGGGCCCAGTCGGGGTGCATGGGCCGGGCATCCGGCCCGCTCTCGCCGCCGCAGATGACCCAGTCGAGTTTGGCCCCTCCGACATGCTGGAAGTGCTGATTGCCGTTCTGTTCCAGGTAGCAGCCGGACAGAGCGTCGTGACAATCAACCCCATGCGCATGAGCGATATCGAAGTCGGTCAGGGTGATGAACCCCAGCAGCGGCTCGGCCGAGATGAAGCGCACGGCTGCCGGGGTGTCCAGCAGGAGCGGGATGCGTTCGGCGGCCCGGGCCTGGTCTTCCACGGACACGCCCAGCCAGACGTTGGGGAGCGGCCAAGCATCGACCGCTTCGCGCCAGTCAACGCCGGCAAGTTCGGCAACCGCTATCAGATCATCAACGATGCCATCTTCACCGTCGCAGCGATCGAACTGGCGAATAAGATAATCCCGCATCCGCTCCGGCCGCTTCGTCAGCACGATGAAGCGATGCTGGGCCGACAGCGCCATGACGGCGAAGACCTGGTCGATCCACTCGTCGGGCACGCTTTCGGCGAACAGGTCGCCCATGGAGTTGACGAAATAGCAGGTGGGGATCCGGCGCCGCAGCGGGGCAGTGAAGGCCTTGTCGCTGGCGCGGGCCACCTTGCCGGTCCAGACGGGCCCGGCCTTGCTGTCGGCAACCGTGCCGGCATAGTGCGACTGACCATCGGTCATCCGCAGGATCCGCCCGACCTGCTTCATCGCATAGCAATTGGTGCAGCCCGGCGAGACGACGGAACAGCCGACGATGGGGTTCCAGCTTGCGCCCTTGAAGCCGGGCAGGTGGGTCCATTCGATCTGCGTCATCCCCGCCCCTCCCCGTCCAGGAGGCGCCAGACCATCGCCCAGGCGAGGCGCGCGAACCCGGCCAGCCATCCGATCGCCAGCAGTCCCGCCGGCACAGGCCACAGGACAGACCAGACGAGGCGGGCGCGGCAGGGCCGCGGGTAAACCCATGCCAGATGGCGCCAGGCCAGCCCGGCCGCCACGGCCCAGACCGCCGCGAGAGACACCACCACCAACACACTCACGACCGCACCTGCGCCAACCAGTCTTGGGTGCGGCGTATGTTCTGCTCGGCTTCCAGATGGTGCAGAACTTCCTTGTCCGTATGCCCCTTGCGAAGAAGCTCGGTGGCAATTTTCCGAGCCGCGACCTCTGCAGGCGATATTTCGGGCTCAAGCCCGGGCACGCTCCGGCCCGCGCGCGCCTTCACCCGTTCAAGCTGCAGGTCCAGCGCACTGCGCACGCCCGCGGATGCAATCCGGTACTCCACCGCCGCGCGGCGGTATTCCTTCATCGGCGCATCGCAGATCCAGCCGACACGCAGCAGGCCGCGCGACTTGTCGGCCGATCCGCCCGGCGGGGTATGCAGCCGGTACCCGCCCAGCGGGTCTGGCTGCAAACGCAGGAAGACCGCGCGATCCGTGACATGCACCAGCCCGCGCGCCCGCTCGCCGATCGACCATCCCAGCTCTTTCAGGATCTCGGCCGCGATCGAAACGGTCACGGACTGGGTGCCCTTATTGTCACTAACGGTGACCGCCACCGGCTCACGCTTGGCGGCCGATGTCGCGCGCTTCACCACCTCGTCAAACACGCCATCCTCTGGCCAGACATCAAGCATCGCTTCTCTCCTTCTGAGATTGATCCACCGAACGCCGTTCGCTGGCGCCGGTCAGGGCGCCCGCTTCCAGGCGGGCCAGAACCCTGACGATTTCCAGGAAAGCCGAAGGCCCGTTCGCCTTCAGCACCACGGCCAGATCGGCCAGTGTCACCAGCGGCCGCGTTTCGCCACGCGCGCCGCCCTTGCCCGGCGGGTTCAGCGGCGCGGCCAGATATCGATCGACGCTCGCCACCGCTTCGGCCAGGGCGCCCATGGCGGCCGTCTTGCCGCCGCGCCCGCCGGGAAAGCGCACCTCGCCCAGGGCAGTGATGCGCCCGGCGCCATCGCGGAACGCCTCGATCTGCGCCGTCAGCCCGGCCCATTCCACTTCGCACAAGACGGGCGCGATTCCGGGTGCCGCCGTCATGCCAGCCACCCCGCCGCCAGCCACACCAGACCCGCCGCACACATCGCAACGCACAGCCAGCCCGCCGGCGGCATGTTCAGGCCCAGCACCTGTCCGCGGCGCACCTTCACGGCTCACCTCCCAGGACGCGAGTGACCAGCATCACCCAGACGGGCGCGCCGCCCTGCGGTGCAGGTTCAAGCCGGTTCGTCATTCCGCTTCCCCCTTCAAGAATGGATGATCGGCCAGCAGCTGGGCCTCGGCCGCGGCAAAGGCGCGCTGCGCCTCGCGCAGGGCTTTCAGGAATTCTGGCGCCTCGAGGCGATCCACCTTGCCGTCGCGCAGATCCTCGCTGGCCTGGGCACCGAACTCGCAGGCCTCGCGCAGCGCGTCGAACATCACGCCCCGGCCCGTCACCGACGCCGCCACCGGCATCAGGCGAAAGCCCGCAATCCGCGCCAACGCTTCGGTCACGAACGGCCGCCGCGCATGCCGTTCGGCGTCGGCGATCACGTCGACGGGCGCAAAGGCCGGCTGTTCATGCTTGACGTAATTGCGCAGGGTCTCGGCCGAGCCCGCGCGTGTTTCCTCAAAGAACTGCTCCGGCCCGCCCGCATCCTTGAAGGCCAGCCGGGTGGCATTCTTCAACGCGGCATAATCATCCGCGCCCAGCACCCGGCATTCCGGCGGCTTGGCAACCCGTCCGCTCATTCTTGGGACCCTCCCGGCTTTCCGGATTTGCAGGCCATGCCAGGCAAGCCATGCTTGCCGGCATGAAACGACACCGCATCACACACAGCCCGCTTGCGGCCCTCGCCATGGCGATGGGCCTGCCGGCCGACACCGCGCGCGATGCCCGCATTGCCGCCTGGCTGGACGGCGACGGGCCCAACGCACAGGGCGGGCCCCGGGCGGAACCGGATCGGGGGTCTGCCCTGCACCGCGCGGCCCCGGGCGGCTGTACCCGGCAAGCCGGGACGGCAGGAACAGACCCCCGCCCCACCCGTGAGACGCGGCAGGCCGGCGCAACGGGCGCAGCGCACGGCCCACACGGGCAGAGACAGGAAACAGAAAAAATGGGGGTGTCCGGCAGCCGCCCTGGAAAGAGAGGCAAGACGGGCGCTCACACGCCGCCGGACACCCCCGCCCCACGCGCTGTCACACGGGGAAGCAGGGAATGATTTCGCAATCTGCTGACGCATCGATGCGTCCATGGCAGGCTGCGCCCTCAAAACGGAGCGCCCGCCATGAATTACGGAAAAGAAAACTGGCACATCGCCGAGATCGACGGCCTGCAGGTCCGAACAGACCCGGGATACGAAGGCATGCTGGAGGTCCGGGTCATGCGGCCCGAAGGCCCGGCCAGCCTCACGATCTCCGCCGCCACACTGCAGGCCCTGGCCGACCTGGCCACCCGGGCGGGTGTCTATCCGCCCCGTCATGCCGGCAACCCGCGGGCATAATCCCGCCACAGGGCCAGAGACCGGGCGAGATTTCGGGTAAACACGGTCGCACACCCCGGCACAATCCGCCGGCGTGCAAACCCTTCTTCGGTCGGCGGCAGCTCTTCAACGGCAAGCGCGGCGAGCGCGGCCAGTACCTCGCTACCGGCGTCTTCCGGCAGGCGCACGCGCCCCTCGCCCACTCGCGACATCACCAGCGACAGCGGCTCCCAGATGCCCAGCCGCAACACCGGGTCCCCGGCACCGGCATCGGCACCGGCACACCATGCTTCACGCTCCTCGATCCGCACGCCAGGCAGATCGGCGCCACCCGCTTCGCCAGCCGGCACAGCGCAACCGGGCCGCGGCCCGAACGGATCGCACACCCAGTCGCACATCGCCCGGAAGTCCCGAACGTCCGCCACGCCCCAGTCGCAAACCCGCACGGCACCCGCCGCGCCCGGCTGCCACTGGCTCACCATCCACGCCCACCCCTGCGGACAGTCTTCCGCCGCCACCACGGGCCACCAGCCGTGCGTACTGGCCACCGGAAAGTCCTGATCCAGACCGCGATTGCGCCAGCCATCGACGCACAACTCACGGACACGGTTTGCATCCAGCCCGGTCATCTAGGCGCCCTCCCCGGCCGGAAGAGGGGCGGCCGGGGCCTCAAGACCCAGCGCGCGCTCTACAGCAATGAGGTTTTTGATCGAACGAGGTCGCCACCCGGGGCGCGCCATATCGTACAGAGTGGCGGCCGGCACCCCGGCTTCGGCGGCAACCTCGCCGAGCTTGCGCGCTTTGTTCTTTGCCGCTTCCTGAAGTCTGGCGATGTTCGCTTCGGTCGGTGTCATGACCGTATGAATTACGGTTTTTCGTAATCACGTCAACCGAAATTCGGATTTTCCGCAAATGCTCTATGCAAAAGCGTGTGCTACCTCACACATCATGACGACCTTGGATGATGCTGATACGCGCCGTGAGAGCGTCCGCAACGCAATGCGTCGGGCAGGTATAAACGTAAACAACTGGGCCAAATCGGCTGGCGTGCCGGCATCCACCATTTATTCCTATCTCGACGGAAAAACCCGATCCTTGAGAGAGGACACGGCCCGAAAACTCGCGGCGGCAATTGGCCTTAGCCTTGACCAACTTTATGATGAACACTCACAGTACCACACTCGAAAAGTGTGGGTTAAAGGTCTGGTTGGAGCAGGTGCTGTGGTTCAAGTTATGGATGGCGTCGGGAAAGACGAAGGCATTTACGAGGTCGCACTGCCGCCCGGATTGAACCAAGACCTAGACTACGTTGCCTTCGAGATTAGGGGCTTCTCGATGCCCCCGGCACAAGATCGATGGATCATCTATTGCCTAGATCGCCAGACATTCCAACCGGACGAAGTGCTTGGCAAAGCCTGTATAATCGAGCTGTCTGATCAGAGACTACTGTTCAAAGTCGTGCGCCGCGGATACGCCCCCGGCCGCTACAACCTGGAAAGCTGGGATGGCGCACCACTGATTGAAGACGTAGAGATCGTGCGCGCCCTTCCCTTTGTCAGCATCGCGGACCCAAGCGTCGTAGCGCGGCTTTAGCTACACTGCTATCAGATCGTGCACGCTTAGCCCCAGCAGCTCCTCGGCAAGATCATCCAGCATCTCTAGTTCTTCCGGCTTGACCTTCTTGTCGGCACGAACAACTGCCACCGCAGCTATCATGAAGGCCGTCAGCTCTTGAGGTGTTCGGCGGCGAAGATCCTCATAGGCCTCCGCTATTCCGCCACTTGATGGCCTCACCCTGCGTATGCGCGTTTCAATCTGCTTCCACTCGTCATCTGAAATTCTGCTACTAGCCAGCAGCCCAACAAGGTGCCCCCTGATCACCTCCACTTCAGCAACGTGCATATATCGATCGCACTTCGATAACGCGCCGAGCAAAACAACATGCGGCCGAATGAGCTCAAACACGTCTCGCATCTTGCGCGGGTCTATATCGGCAGGATGGGCGCGCTGACTAATATCGAAACCAATGGTTTCGAGGAGGAAAACCCGCGGATCCTCAGTCTCACCGGTTTCCGCATCCCAGCACTCCACGATCCGGTCAACACGAAACTCCCGGTAGGCCCGGCGCTCACAACAGAACACGCATAGATATGGAACCCCGTCAGCGTTGAACTTAACCGCCCTGGCGATAACCGCGCGCGTGCTCTCAAATCCCTCTGGGTCCTGGTAGATGATTCCAAAGTACTGATCTTCTAGCGCCAACGGCTCGCGGGACAGCAATGCCTGATCCCGCACCTCGTCTTCACACGGTAGCACCGCCGCCCTGACGCTTTTGGGAGGATTTGACGCCGTAAGACCCAATACCATCTGCCACCTCCGTCACATATCAACCAGAAATTTTACCAAACCTAGTCGCTATGTCCGCACATAGTAATTACGGTTTTTCGTATTTTTGAGTTGTCATTACGATTTTTCGTGATTACGGTCCCTCCGAACCACGGAGGGCCACATGGCTAACGAACCCGACATTTCTGCATTCTGCCCGCAGGACGGCGATCTGCCGCCCACGGTGCGGGCACTTTTCCATCCCGACGCCAGCGAACGCCGTTCGGCGCCCGAACTCTCTTCCGAACTCTCTGCCGCCAATGACAAGGGCCGCGCGCCCCTGTCCGGATACTTGGTGGTCGGCCGCCGCGTTGCCTTTCTGATGCAACGCCGCGAGGTGGAGGGCCGGATCGAGGCGATGAACCTCAGCACCGGCGAGGCCGATGTGCGGCTCACCACGGCGCCTTTCACCGGCCAGCTTCACTTCGAACGCCTCGCCCATCTGGTGCCGATCGACGCCAATGGCGACCCGCTCGGAGATCCGTCATGACACCCCGCAAACAGCATCTGTCGCTGGCCGTCAGCAATGCCGGGTTCAACCCACCCTCTTCCGAACTGACCGCAGTTCGGGACCCGGCCTTCGCCATCGCGAGCCGTTACCAGGCCGCACTCATCGAGGCGCTCGCCGCTCCGCGCACCCAGCAACAGCATCATGAAATGGTGATCCTGTCTCTGCTGGTCGCAACCGAGGCGGCGCTGGACGCCATGTCGGTCAAGTCCATCGGCGACATCGACAAGCTGTCTGCCGGGCAGGCCCGGCGCCACCTCGCCCAAAGCCTCTCACTCGCACAGGACGCTCTTCTAAACGAAAGCATCCTCGACTTCCGGTCTCACTAAGGAGCCGCGCAATGAACGCTTCCACACCCACGGCCGAGGCCTTCCGCCTCTTCGATCCTCAGCTGATCGCTCTTCTGATCGAGCTGGCCGATAACGGCCAGGGCGAAGCCGCCCTGCCCTGGACCCAGATGGGCGAACGCCTCGAACGCGACCCGTCCAATGTCACGCGCTCAACGCGGCGCATGGCCGACACCGGCCTGATCTCGCTCTCCCCGCTGAGGATCAGCGACAAGGCCCGCTCCATCCTGGCCGCCTGGAATGGCGAGGCACGCCCGGCCGCGCCGGCAGGCGGCGGCGAGCAGGCCATCCCGCACAATCTCATTCACGCCTCGCCCCTGAACCCGCGCAAGACGTTCGATGCGGCCGAGCTCGACGAGCTCGCCGGTTCGATCGCGGAGAAGGGCCTCTTGCAAAACATCGTGCTGCGCCCGCACCCGGGCAAGCCGGGCGAATACGAGATCGCCGCCGGCGAGCGGCGCTGGCGCGCCACCGGCCTTCTCATAGAGCGCGGCGATTTGCCGGCCGACTATGGCATGCGCGCGCTGGTGCAGGATCTTTCCGACAAGGATCTGTTGCTGGTCGCCCTCGCGGAAAACCGCGACCGCAAGGATCCCCCGCCCATGGAGGAAGCCCGCGGCATCGCCGCCTTCCGCGAGTTGCGGGTCGGCCAGGTCCTGTCCGAGATCTACAAGGGCGACCCGATCGAAAAGGGTTTCACCGAAGACCAGATCAAGCATGAACGCCGCCTCGCCGAAGGCGTGGCCACCAAGGAATTGGCGGCCGCCATGGGCAAGACCGAGCGGTGGGTGCAGATCCGCTTCAACCTGGTCAGCAATCTGGATCCGGAACTGCAGACCGCGCTGTCCGACAGCCGCATCACCCTCGCCCAGGCCCGCGCCATCTGCACCGCCCCGGCCGAAATGCAGCGCAACGCGCTCTCGTCAATGGAGTATGGCTATCACGGCTGGTCGACCGCCGACCAGATCGCCAGGAGCCTGCGGCAGAAGGGCCTGCCGGTTTCCGAGGCCCGATTCGATGTGGCCGACTATTCCGGCCCCACCATGGAAGACCAGGAGAC